TCCACTTAGGTCATTACTGCTGCAAAACTCTAGCTTTTGTTTTTTAAACATACGTTTGGCGATGGCATTGGCATAGCTCCACGGGTAGTTTGCTTCTGCTAGTAAGGCTTCTATTTTTTGCAGTTGTGGGCTGCTGTCAATATTATTGGGTTTGCCTGGATAAGTGCCTTTTTTTTGTTGGGGCACCGCATTTTGTAGGTGGGTAATCACTTTGCCTCGTTCAAAGCTATTCATCTTGCCTGAGCTGCGTTTACCGGTCAGCTGCTGCATCATATCTCTGCGGCCATCTTCATCTAAGCCTGCTTTTTTGGAGAGCAGGTGTATTTTGGCTAGGTCTTTACGGCGTAGGTTGTTAGCTGCTTGGTTGTTTACTTGCTGATTTTTTGTTTCCAATTCTTTGGCCTCGGTAAGTAAAGCTTGTGCGCGTTGCATATCTGCGTGATAAGCAGGGCCGCTGGCATATTGCGCTATTTTCTTAAGCTCTGCGGCTTGTTTTCTGAGTTGTTGTGGGGTTTGCATGGTTGCTCCTTTATTAATGCTGCTACCCAAAAAGCCCCAATAAAGGGGCTTAGTGTTACTTGAATTTTAAGTAAGGTTTAAACGATGCCATCCTTAAAGGCTTTAAGGGCTTTCATTTTGGGCACTCGCTTGGCTTCAATTGTGATGGCTTCACCTGTTTGTGGGTTACGGCCTTGACGTGCTGCGCGTTCGGTTACACTTAGTTTCATTAAGCCGGGTAAGGTGACTTCTCCATCATTGGCCAATTCATCATGTACTACGGTGGACAGGTGGTTAAGTACGTTATCAATAGTTTTCTTGCTGATATCGGTATCAAGGTCTTGGATTGCGTCGATTAGTTCTGATTTTTTCATTGTTGTCTCCAGGTTATTAAGGTCTAAGTTCTACGGTTAAAGTTTGTGGCTGACTTGTTCGCGCGGCCATTTTTTTTAATTTGAGTGCTTTTTTCTGGGGTTTGGTTAAGTAATTGCCCCTAAATAACAGTAAACAGCGTTTATTAAAGGCTCTGGCATTTATTTCCTTTTGGGTGACCCATTGGCCGCACTCTCTTACACGTTCTCTTTTTCTCATAAGGCCGATATATCCATAGAAAGTTGTTTGTATTTCTCATCATCACCTTGTTTTTCATAGATACGCATATAGCGCTTACTGCTGGCTACGCTAATGCTATCTTTTAAGGCTTCCATGGCTGTTTGCCATTTTTCATCTTCAATTTTTAATTTAAAAAGCCCAAGAACGCGGCCGGTGTTGATATTGCCCTCCTTATCCGTTTGAAATGCATGTTCAATCAGTGCTTTTACATTGCTATCACTGTCTTTTGTCCATTCGTGTATGCATTCATCAATTAGCTGCTTGGCTATCTGTATGCGTTCATCAAAGGTTAAAGTGTCTGATATAGCCATCAGTATTTTGTAGCGGCCATCAAATGAGACTAAAGATAAATTGCCCTTTTTCCCCCCAAGTTTGGTGCCGTATTGTTCGGCTGAAATATCTACAAAAGCGTCAATATCCCCAACAGCCATTTGTTTAAAACGTGCCATTTGAACCTGAAGCAATTTAGCGGAGCTAATAATGTCTGAAACTAAGGTGTTGCGTAATTTGTCGATATCTTCAATGCTGTCCTCAGGAACTAAATGTCCTTGAGGATTTTTCATATAGCCTGGTAGTGTTTTTTCGGCCATTTCAGTACTCCTGTTTTTGGCTGGTTTTAAATAAATGATCGGCTATTTCATAAAAGGCAAAGCCTGTATACAGCGTTAAAATAGCGATAAAACCAATAATATTGGCGGCGATTTTGCGGAGTCTGCGATTCATTGCCTTGCCTCATGCCATTGCACCGAACAGCCCTTAACAATGGCAACCTTGCGTGTGTACTTGCCTTGGTCATCTTCTCCTTGCCCTCGATAATGATTTCGTATTTTGTCTACACCAGGACAATTCTTAACCTGTATTTCTGGGTGGGGCCCTAAAAATGAGACTGAGATAACTTCAACGCCAATTTCTACAAGCTCCATCAGTGCTTTAGCAACTTGTGCGCCTTGTTTGCGTACCTTTCCTTGATCTGGATGTTGTCTTTTATGCATTATTTTTACCTTTATATTTTGCTGTGTTGGCATTCGCCACGACAGGCTTTAAAGAGTTTGACTCGCATGGGATTAATGGAGGAAAACGGTTGTTTCTGGTTTTCTAGGCAAACATGGCTGGCCATTTCTCCCATCACCGGGCAATTTACTTTTTCATTCATAAATGCTCCTTTAACTGCTTTTTCAACCTTGCTTAAGTCACCTTTATAAGTACCTTTTAGTACTTGGTTGACCACGGCGGCCGAGTAGCCCATTTTTTCCCCTACCCATTTTTGGCTATGGTGTTTGCACTGTTCTCTCAGGGCTTCAGTCCATGTCATGGTCCACCTCGTCTTGATGTACAATTTTTCCTAAATTAGGGTCGTATAGGGTTTTTAATCGCTGAATCTGCGGCGGTTTTGGCCCTGTGTCATACCTTGGGTTAAAGCGATAAGTCGCTTTGTTTTTTGATGTTGCTTTTTTAACCAGGATTAAGTATTCAGCATGGTATAAAGCTTCGGCATAACTGCCTGCTTCACTTTCTTTAACTTTGTGTTTTTCTGTACTGGCGGCTAGGGCAAGCTCTTTACGATCAAATTGTTTTAAGATTTTGATGGTTCGCCATAGCTGTTCTCTGCCGATACCTTGGGTAACGGGGGTGCCATCTTTTCGTACTCTGGGGGCTTCTACACCTAGATCTTTTTCTAGTTTGTAAACATTAACGTAGCCTTTTCCATCCTTTTTAGGCTGGGTGCCACTGGTGCTGACAATGCCTGCGGCTTCCAGCCCTTGTATATAGGTCCTGATGGTTGCTAAAGGCACATCTGTTTTAAGTTCGCCCTGAATAGCTGTTCGGGTGAATTTTTTTAATCGGCGAATAATCGCCCAGATTTGTTCCCTTTTATTTTTTCCACCCACTTGCTCTAAGTGAGCGGGTTTTCTGTTATTTATCACTTATTTTTTTCCATTTTTAATGTCGGTAATAACTCGCCTAAAAAACAGCCGCCTTTATTGCCTCTTTTATGCTTGAATCCTGCTGAACATTTGTCTTTATCTTGACCATTTCTGCCACGGGTACATTCGGTGCAGTCTACGTATAGATTGCCTTTTGTATCGTATTCGCTGAATTGGGCTAATTGTTTATTAGGCATCATCATTCCCTACATCATATTGTTCAGTTATCCTTTTAGATTGTTCACACCTATCCCTCATCTGATTCACCCTTTCTATAAAAGATAAAAACTCATCATATGAAAATGAAATACTGACAACCTCATCAAAACCTATAACTTTATTTTCATTGTCTGTATCACCGAATGTTAAGGAGACAAGTCTTTCACTTTTCTTTTGTGATATAGCAACATCCACATGCGCTTTGTCACCTTGGCCAATGGCTTTTTCACCATCACCGGTATTAGCATAAAAAATCATCAAAACCTCCTTTTAGGTGCTTCACCCGTAAATAGCTCACGTTTACCACCGGCCCAAGTGGCAAGGTCAATTTCAGTCTTTCCTACCGCTTTAGCTGAGGCTCGAACCCGTTCAATGTTCACGCAAATTCTGCGCACACAGCCTTTATTGATTTTCTGAATGCTATCAAGCAGGTCTTGAGCAATGGCTACATCTGGACTGTATAGTTTTGATAACAAATCAACATCGTTTAGATCGGCACGTTGTGCAGGCACCCAATCCAGCATTCTGTTGTGAAAGCGTTCCCATTTTTTTAATTTAGAGGGGAGTTTCTCCTCACCGATCATTAAAATAGCTGCATTACTGCCTTCATAAATATCCTGAATCACTTCCACCGCCTTTTTCTCGACGATGTAATCCATTTCATCAATGATCAAAGGCCGACCGGATAAAGCCAGCTCTTCACTCACTTGGTCGGTCATTTCGGCATTGTTTTTGGCAGGCACAATACCCATAGATTTGAGGATTGCAATAAGCATGGCTTTACGTGTCCAGCTGGACTTGCATTCCACATAATAAGCGCGGAATCTATTAGCCGAGTACGAGGCACTAAAGGATTTACCTAATCCTGATTCCCCATAAAAAGTGACCAGTCCAGGCAGGTGCGACGGTCGTTTCATGGCTCTATCCAAAGCCGTTGCACACAGTGATATATTCACTAACGGTGCAATGGTGTTGCCCATGTTGTTGTTTTCTGTCATACTTTTTCCTCACGTTTTTTTGCAATGTGTTGAGCGTCTGTTACAGCAGGCGCTTGTTTTTTGTTGTTAACCACCAGCGTTAGGGTGGGCTTTACAGGTAACATCTCTTCAAGTAATTGTCTTAATCCTTTGACATCTCGCCACATATAAAATGCATGCATCTCACTGTATTCAATACATTCTTCCCAATGTGCCATTTCCAGTGCTTTAGCTGGATTATTATTTTTTTCTGCTAGCTTTTTAGCTTGTTTATATTCTTTCCCCTCTTTGTCATAACGATCAATATGCCCTTTGGCTATGGACTCAAGCAAAGTAACGGGCCCAAGAAACCACTCCACCATTTTTAATTCGTCTTTATTCATTGTCTCCTCCTAATTCACGGTAGGTTTGTTCAATACTTTTGTAGCTCGCCCCATTAGAAAAAGCTTTGTAGAAACAAAGGATGTCTTCAGGCACAGCATCACCCGCATCAATGCAGTCACTGATCGTTTTACAATAACGAAACATTTGCACTTCATTCATTCCATTTGGCTCTGGCCATTTGCTCAAAACCTCTTGTTCCTCCAACATTTGTGAGCTGTGCTCGCGTGATTGATCGTTAGCAGTCATCTGCTCAGAATCATCATGCCTATTGGGGGTGTTGGCTGATTGCCCCATGCCTATTGGCTGATCAATCTGAATTTTATTGTTGATAATTTGATCAGTTTGAGCTGCTTGCTGCAGTGCGACTGAGGTATATTCATCTGACTGCTGCGGAAAGGCTTGAATATTGGCCACATCTTCCGCGCGTTTTTGCATCACCACCTCGGCAATATTTTTACTCACCTCTTTTTTGTAAGCTTTTAATTCTTTAGCTTGTTCCGACATTTTCTTTTTCTGTGCGTGTTTGGCTGCCATAGCGGTTTCTTGGCGTGAAACACCTTCTAATTCAGCATCTTTAGCCTCACAGATAAACTCTTCATTGATGTACACCATCAGTGATCCTGCATCACGTTCGTCATAACGTAATAAAGCAGATCGCCCCACATGCTCGCCCAACTCGGGGGCTATGTATTCTCTATTTTCGTAACGAATCCCTTTTTTAGTCACCGTGCGAGTACCTGCAATAGGTTGTAGCAGTAGGTCTAATGCACGTTCATTGCCGATAGTGCGCAGTTGTGGGTTAATGTCATTAGCCGCATCAAATGGGCTGCGGCCTTTAAGCCCTCCATGGGGGTTACGGCTATAAACATGGTCATTCCAGTTATCTATCTTTTGCTGTAATTCCACCGAGGTCATTTCAATTTCAACCACTTCACCGGGGGTCATAATGCGCTGAGCAAAGCTTTTGCGTGACTCAATCATCTTGCGCTCTGTCACGTTATGCCCGATAAAGCCTGTTTCAAGTTCTAGCAAACCATGTGACATGGTTTGAAGCCCCCGTTCTATCGAGCCTTTCTCTTCCGAGGCAAAGGGAATACACACTTGTTGGTGTATTTCCAGCTCTCGCAAAGCCAAGGTAAAGCGATCAGAAACATAGTCTTTACCATTATCAGTACGCACATCTACTGGCACACCCCATTGCAAAATAGCCCGTCTAAATAACTGACAAACCGCATCGGCACTGGAAGTTTTGCTCACAAAAAATAGCATCCGACGACTGTACATATCAATCACCCCAACCACACTATGACGACCATCTTTTAACAGCCAATCACCTGGGGTAGAATCTAACTCCCAAAGTTGGTTGCAGAAGCTAATGTTTTCATGCTGAGAGCCTTGCGCAGACATATACACACTTTTCCACTTATCGGGATAAACCACATAAGTCCATAACTGCGCATTGTCATCTTTCCATTCTTTAATATAACGCTGGATGGCACGAGGCCCCACCAGATCAAGATCAGGCCGATCAGCCGCTAATGCTTCTTTAATACGCAAGCCGCCAGCATGAGGAAACCGAACAATAAAACCGATAACAAAGGTGTACAAGGCTTGATTTGTCTCAATCTTGCTAACCCGTTTACCATAATTATTAACCAGCGATAAAATGCCTTTTTGATGGAAGTCATACACCCAGCGTTTAAAACTCGCGGCTTTAAGCCAGCCTTTACCTTGCTTTTGTGGCACACATTCATCATATATATAAGCTTCAAACTGTATTTCACGGGCATTAAAAGCAGCACAAAAGCTTTTCATCCCGTCTTCCACAGAAAGCTTGTTTCTATGTCTGAAACTGTAATAATGCTGGATAATCACCTCTTTCCCTTTAGCAATCCGCTTTCTGTCTTCAGGTAAGGCATTAAATGCGGCTAAATTCTCTTCTTTAGTCCGGTACCGCTCATTTTCCTTTTCTGCATAGCTTTGCTTCTCCTTTTCCACCACCTGTTCAGCAGTTGGCTTAAACTCTTCATCAATAACAAGCTGACTGGCCTTTATAGACTCGTTTATTTGCGCAAGTATTAATTGTTCTTGGGTGACTTTTGGGAGGTCGGTTTGTAGGTATTCCCAGGTTTTAGTGCCTTCACGTTTTCTAGATACCCAATTTAAGCGTATTGCTGCCTTATTAACACCTCTCGCACTTTTTGGCATCCCATTAAGCCCAGCCAGCTCCTTGGCACTGTGATAATAAACTTCGCTTTTATCACTCATCACAAAATCCCTTTAAGTTTTTTTAACTCACGTAATTTTTTATTAAATCCCTTGCTGGTTTCTTCCTTTAATAACTCCAGCCGTCCAATCTCAGCATTTAAAGCATCTTTCCCGTAAGCCACCCGACCGCCGCGCTTATCAACCTGCCAATTAGTTAAAGCA